CATTACGCGATTACTTTGCGGCTAAAGCATTGCAGGGTTTACTGCCAGCCAGAGACGAACAAGGAAGAACCGCATTTACAGAACTTACACCTCAGCATATTGCTGAATCAGCTTATGAAATTGCAGATGCAATGCTTGAAGTGAGAAAGGCTTAATCATGGCTACCATCAAGCGCAAACAATCTACCTGCCGCTGTGAAGCTTACGCATGGCCACACAGATTGGATGGTGGTAAATGCCGTGAGTTATACAACAGCCATCACGAATCAGGCTACGAAGCAGACAGCATTAAAAACTTAGGCTTAACCAGTTTGTTTGCTCTTGATAACTCACATTTGATAAGGAATCCATTGTGATCAAGTTGACCCAAGTTGAATTAAAAACAAATTTACATTATTGCCCTGATACTGGCATTTTTACATGGCTGGTTAGCAATACCAATAGCGTAAAGGTTGGAGATATTGCTGGAAGTTTAACGGCTGAAGGCTATCTTAGAATAGTGGTTAATTATAAAGAGCACAGGGCACACCGTTTAGCTTGGTTATACATGTATGGGGAGTTCCCTAAATGCCAGATTGACCATATAAACGGCATTAGAAATGATAACCGTTTGTTAAATTTGCGGGATGTCACCAATAGCGAAAATGGGCAAAACAGAAGAAAAGCACAAGCTAACAATAAATCTAGTGGATTGCTAGGTGTTACATGGGATAAATCAAGTAATAAATGGAAAGTTTCGATAGGGATTGATGGTAGGCAATTTAATATTGGATTATTCACTGATAAATATGAAGCACATGACGCATATTTGAATAAAAAGAGAGAGGTTCATCCAACATGCACGATTTAAGTTTTTACCAGTGAGGTTTTAAAGATGAAAACAGCTTACATAACACTGATAACAGTTATCGCCTCGTTTGCATTTTTCGCGGCACTTTCATTCGTTGCTTACAAAGAGCAAGAAGCAATCAACAAAGAGCAAGCCAAGTTTGCAAAGTCATGGTGTAACGTAGATTTTGGCAGTAGCAAAGCAACGATTGAGTGCAACAAGGTTTCAAGACTGGAAAGAAAATGAATCGAATGATTAGAAAGTACCGACTATTTCGTAAGTGCAATATGGGGCGAATTGAAGCGTTTAAATTGGCAGTAGGTTTTTATTAAATAAAGGTGAATATCATGAGTACAGCATTATCAGAACAGCAAAATTCAGGGTTGGCATCATACAACGACAACATGATGATGGACGTTCAGGCGATGAAGCACATGATGGATGTTGCTAGCTTTATGTCTGGCGCAACCATGACATTGCCACAACCGTATCAAAAGAACCCAGCTAACTGCTTAGCAGTAGTGATGCAAGCGGCACAATGGAAGATGAACCCTTTTGCAGTTGCTCAAAAGACACACTTTGTTAACGGCACTATCGGCTATGAGGCGCAGTTAGTTTCTGCAGTCATTCAGCAATCTGGTGTAGTGACTGGCATGTTCGAGTTTGAGTGGTTCGGTGACTGGTCAAAGGTTATCGGAAAGTTCAAAGAAGTCGAAAGTAAATCTAAGACAGATGATTTTGGTAGACCTAAAAAATACAAAGTTCCAGCATGGGATTTTAAAGATGAAGAAGGTCTTGGCATTCGCGTATCAGCAACATTACGTGGTGAAAGTCAGCCTCGCGTTCTTGAGTTGCTTTTAACTCAGGCAACAACTAGAAATTCAACATTATGGGCAGATGATCCTAAGCAGCAAATTGCATATCTTGGTGAAAAGCGCTGGGCTAGATTGTATTGCCCGGGAGTTATCTTGGGTGTTTATACATCGGACGAGCTAGAAACTATCCCTGCTGAAAAAGACATTACGCCAACTCAAGATGGCGCAAAGGCCGAACCTGTTTACTACACCGATGATGAATTCAATGCTAACGAAAAAGCATGGAAAAAAGTGATAGCAAACGGCAAAGCAACTAAACAGTTTATTGCCTTCATTGAAAGCAAAGGCAAGTTATTTACCGAAAATCAAAAAGAAGAGATTGAGCTTTGGTCACCAAAAGAGAAAGCGCCTACCGTTGTTGAAGGCGAAGCAACCAAAGTAGATGACAGTTTTACAGCAGCCTACGAACAGGCAGAAAGCGCAGCTAAATAATGAAGATAATTCCAGCTTCTGTTTTTAAAAGGCTTTCATATAGTCCTAATACAGGAATTTTTGTATGGATTGAGAAAAACAAAAGCCACCCAGCCCTTTTTGGGAAGGAAGCTGGAACTATAAGAAAAAATAAAAATGGCCATTTAAGAAAAGTAATAAAAATTGATGGTGTTCCATATTTTGCTCACAGAATTGCATGGTTTTTGTTTTACAAAGAGCAGCCAAACATCGTAGATCATATCAACGGTAACACGCTTGATAACAGGATAAGTAATTTAAGAAATGTTACTGAAAACGAAAATGCAAAAAATCACGGAAAAGAAGTAAATAAAAGCGGTTTGCCATGTGGAGTTAGATTGCTTCCAAGTGGCAAATATCAATCAAGAATACGTTGCAATAAAAAAGAAATTGTAATTGGTTGCTTTACCAGCTCCGATGAAGCAAAGAATGCTTACTTAATAAAGCGCGAAGAACTTTTTAAAGAATACTCAAGAAAGGCTGCATAAAATGATAGTTCATAATTTAGTACAAAATTCTACAGAGTGGCACGCACACCGTGCTAATTACTTTAACGCAAGTGAAGCGCCAGCCATGCTAGGTGTTAGCAAATACACAACACGCGACCAGTTAATCCATTCTATGGCAACTGGACTAACCAAAGAAGTAGATGCTAGCACACAAAAGATTTTTGATAACGGCCATAAGTTTGAAGCGTTAGCACGCCCTATTGCAGAAAAAATTATCGGTGAGGATTTATACCCTGTAGTTGGCTCAATGAGTAAATACAGCGCCTCGTTTGATGGCATTACGATGGGCGAAGATATTATCTTTGAACACAAAACGCTAAACGATGAGATCCGCGAATGCTTTGCAAATGGTGAACAACCACCTTTGATGTATCGCGTACAGATGGAGCAACAACTAATGGTTTCAGGCGCTGAAAAGTGCCTATTCATGGCATCAAAATGGGATGGTGAGCAATTAGTAGAAGAATTGCATTGCTGGTACACCCAAGACATAGAGCTACGTAAACGCATTGTGGATGGCTGGAACCAATTAAAAGCTGATTTAGATGCATACGTTCCACCAGTTAAAGTTGAAAAAGTAGAAGCTGAAACAATCAAAGCACTACCAGTGCCAAGCGTTGTTGTACGTGGTGAAATTACTGCATCTAACCTGACTGAAATCACACCGCAGTTTGATACCTACCTAGAAAGCATCAAAACAGAATTATCAAGTGACCAAGACTTCGCCGACGCAGAAGCCAACGCCAAAAACTGCCGCGAAATGGCAAAGCGTATCGAGGCTTTGCAAGAAAACATCATCGGTCAAATGGTGACAGTAAACGAAGCCAACGGCATTCTTGAGAACTATAAAAAAGCATTTAACGCGATTGGCCTACGCTTAGAGAAAGCAGTTAAAGAGCAGAAAGAAATGCTCAAAACGCAAGCAATCATGAAAGCGAAGATTGAGTATGCAGACTTTGTGAGCGAGTTAAACAAAGGTATTTCAGTACAACTATCACAAAAGCTAGCGGGCCCAGACTTTGCCACTGAGATAAAAGGCGTTAAGACACTAGAAACAATGCAATCACGTATTAATAGCGCATTAGCTAACGGCAAAGTAGAAGCAACCACCCTAGCGAATGACGTTAAATCAAAACTAGCCTATATCAATGAAGCAATCAAAGGCTATGAGCATTTGTTTAGCGTTAATAACCTGTGCTTTTCAGACCTTGATTATATGAAACTGCATATTCAATCAACTAAAGACGCAGAAGATAAGCGCAAAGCAGAGTATGAAGCCGCTATCAAAGAGCAAGCCGAAGCAGATGCCTGCGCAAAAATTGAAGCTGAGGCCAAAGCTAAAGAATCCGCTGAAATCAAAGCGGAAAAAGAAGCAACAGCTTTTGCTCAAGCGCAGTACGAAGAATCACTTATGAAACCAATTAACGAAACTGACTTTAACAACGTATTCGAGGTTAAAGAACAGCCTACAGTACAAGTCGGAAGCGTGCGCCCTACTGCTCAATCAATCATCGAACTAGTAGCAAAGACATACAACGTTGATACAGCTACGGCTAATCGCTGGTTGGCTCAATCGTTTGGTGAGTTGAAGGCGGCTTAAAAGTTATTGGCGAAATTCACTATCTAGTCGCGCTACGTAAATAGTCGGGCAGGAGCTAGAGCCGTACATACGGAACAAGGATAGAAAAGTAGCCCACCTTATTTAATTAAAGGAATAAAAAAATGCAAGCAATTCAAGAGCTAGTAAACGATACAGTTAAAACAATGATTGATAGTGGATCCATTCACAAATCAATTGAAGATGGAGTGCAAAAAGCAATTAAGGAGGCCATTGATAGGCAATTTCAATCTTACGGAAATATTACAAAGCAAATTGATAAAGCATTAGAGCAAGGATTGCAGTTAAACATTGATGACCTTCCATTTGAAACATACAACCAACAAATGTTGGTAGCAGTTAAGAATAAGCTAGGAAACATGTTTCATGGAGCAGCGGCTGAAAAGTTCTTATCTGAAATTGATAAAACACTTGCGCCAGTGCCTAAAGATTTGTCAATTAAAGACCTAGTTGAAACGGTAGTTAAATCATGGAAATCGGACGACCCTTGGGATGCCGACCACCTAGACCAGTATGCAACTGTTGAGTTTGAAAAATTTACACACGGAAGCAATAGCCACAGCCTAAAGATGTGGAAAAAAAAAGAATCAAACATTTCATTTTCACGTAGCAATAGCCCTGATTTAGAGCTTTTCATTAATGACGGTGTTATTCGCATCAATCATAAACATAAGTACAACCCTACTTGCTTTAGCGAGCATGAAGCCTTCATTTTTAAGCTTTACGCAGCTGGCACTAAAGTTACCGGCATTGAAGATTTCGACCCTGATTACTGCGATTTAACACTAAAGGATATTGGCTAATCAACGTCTGGCTCACGTAACGAGCCACATGAATTAAGCCGACTTTATGATGTGGCGCATCACTAAAGCCAATGCGTAGGCTACCTCTTGTGGGGTTAAGTCGGTTTAATTGATGGGGCACAGTAATGCGAAGGTGAAAGCGAAGCCCATGTAAAGACAGGGAACAGGAATGCCCATAGATTCGATACATGATAAGTGCTAAGTGAGTATGAGTCGGTAGCAAGCTCCCTGCCCCATCACCAATTTTATGAAAGGTAGATCATGGCTGATTTAACACTACACGTTAAACGTGAGTATTTTGAACAAATGCTTAATGGCACTAAGGTCGAAGAGTTTAGGCTATGTACGCCCTACTGGAAAAAGCGACTTGAGAAGTATTACGACAACGTTGTTATTTGCCTTGGCTACCCAAAGAAAGACGACCAGAGCAAAAGAATTGTAAGAAAGTGGCGCGGTTCAGTTATTAAAACAATCACTCATAAACACTTTGGAAGTAATCCAGTAGCGGTTTATGCAATAGATGTAAGAGGCTAATCATGGCAAAGCAATCTAAGCGATCAATAAAAAAGTCACGCAGGACTAAAGACCAAGATAAATGGAAATGGCTATGAACAACCAACTTTATGAATACATTGGCACTACAGCAGAATTAAAGAACGCAGTAGTAACGAT